GGTACACTTCACCTTGTTGATGCAACGACCGGTCAGAGGGTTGATCATCTTACCGGCGGGACACTTCTTCTTGGCGGCGGCGACGGGCTTGTTGACGCAACGACCGGTCAGAGGGTTGATCATCTTACCGGCGGGACACTTCTTCTTGGCGGCGGCGACGGGCTTGTTGACGCAACGACCGGTCAGAGGGTTGATCATCTTACCGGCGGGGCACTTCTTGGTGACGCACTTCTTGCTCTTGTAATCCATAGACTTACCCGCGGGGCAACGCGCGGTCCTGGTGGTCTTGAGCATTTTGGGTTTACCGTCGCGAGTAAAGTTGAGAACGTACATTTTTAATATTATAAACTAAACATTTTTTTTACAAAAAAGTATCTCGACGTTGTTTGTTGAGGTTTTTGTTCAAGAGATGTTGAAAATATATTTTGTCTATACGCATCGTCGTGTTGTTGTTTGTGAATTTTATGTCCCCTTGACTGAGATTGGACAGCATCACCCGCTGATTCTTTTTTGGAGTGCGCATGAATGCTCGGTACTTGTCTGCCGCCTTATTGGAGGCCTTCTTCGCCGCTTGTTTCAAACTCTGTTCGATGACCGATCGGGCTACGTTCGTTTTGGTTTCGAACCCGCGAATCTTGTTCGCCGGTAACACCGCGTGCGTTAGTGGAAAAGACATTTATATATATAAAATTATATTATTTTCCATTTGTACTTGGCGTGAACTGTGTCTTTCTTCGAGGCGGCTTTGATCGTTTTGGCCGACGTGTTGTGTTCTTTGACAACATCCGCCAAGGAGTGGTACTCTTTCAGAACGTGTCCCGTTTTCGGATCGATTTGGTGTACTTTCAACCCGCGCACGTTTTTGTGCGCTTCCGGTAAAGAGTGGATAGCGAGATACGCTTGTTGTGTATCTTCGGACAAAGCGTCCCACATGATCCAATACTTTCCACTCAACGGTCGGTTGTACTTGATCGCGGTACTGAGCGCGCTCACGTGCTGATCAACGTGGAGCGCCGCTTCCTTTTGCAAACGAAAGACCTGCTCCACGGACGTTTGGTCTTTGTCCAGCATACACACGTAGCCCGTACGCCGTTCCTGTTTGGTCACCGTTTCGCCGATGTCGTACACCCGCTCCGGAGCCTTGCTTCGATCGAGCAGGAACCAACGATGACCTTGATACACCGTGCGTGTCGACGCCGCGAGTTTCAGTTGCGTGAAGCTGAGCGTCTTGATGTCTCGTGTCGCTTCGGTGATACTCTCGTACACTTTTACCAGTTTGGTCAAATCGTCCTTGTCGTACATCTGTACGTACGGACCTTGCACCTTACTTTGTGTTGTTTGCGCTACATTAATTTCTGGTTCTTCCGTGTTGTGTACTTCGACTTCCAATTGTTCGACTTCTTCTGAGAGATCCCGATGAAACAATTTATCTATGATTTTTTCGATATCTTGACAGGAACTTCCGTCGGGAATTTTCGATAAAAGTGTTGAAATAGTTTCGATTTGTTTTTCAGCTACACGAAGCCTCAGCAGTTCAAGATTGTTGTTGTACTTGTGTACGTGATTGTTCATAATTTGTGTTATTTGTTTGTACTTCTTTTTACTCACCAAATAACATTCGGTCGATGTGTTGAATCCATTTATCAGCTCGTTGTATTTGTACTTACGGATGTCGGGGTAAGTGTGCAAGAAACGCTCGAATTGTTCAGGACTATCACACACATACACTTCCATGACGGTTGCGCGACATCGAAATTCGGCTCGTAGTTTCTCAACACGATCCCGCAAATTGGTCGTCTTTCCGATCTTTATAATGAAAGTACCATCTTCGAACGATTGTAGCTTCATTACATAAACCAATTTGTCATTTTTGTACGTGTTAACCAACACATCATTCCGCTCGTACTCTAGTTTTTCATCGGCATTCGATAACTCGCATTTCAAATTTTCAATCTCTTTTGTGTTTCGCATTTTCTGCTCAATCTCAGATGCGTACTTTAGCTTTATGTACTCGAGGTATGTGTCTTCCAACTTTATATAATAATCATGAATTTCGCCCGATCTTGTTGTGGCTGCTTTCATACAAAGTTTCTTGAATGTTTTGACCGTCATCATTACGGTTTGACGGTTGTGTCCCCCACGTTTATCTTTCTGCTCCTCGAGCTTGAGTATCTTTTTCTGCTCCACAACCTGGTGGACTCTGACGGTATAGTCTTTGTTTTCAATAAAATGTTTTGTCAAAAGTCTTTTACATGGATCAACTCGAGCGAATCCCAGCCATTTCCATATATCATCGAGACATATGACGAACTTGGTGTCGTCGGTCCCATGTTCTAGATACGTTTTAAATGATTGCGCAAACAACTGTTGGTCTTGATTGTTAAACCGCTGTGATAGCAAGTGGGCGAATGTGTCGTCTGAAGAAAAGCAATCGATCAAAGCGTCACTCATGTATATTCCAATGAGCCATCTATGTTCTTAAATGTCTTTTGAAGGTTACAATTTCAATTTTAAAAGGTTATATTTTAAAATAAAAATTACAAATTGGTTTTACTAATTAATTTTTTGTTTGTTTTTTACTTTTCTGCATTAATCGTTGCGATTAATGAATCTAGTTGGAGTAAGCACGTTCTCCCCCCTATGCTTTCACATAAGGACAGACTCTATCTTAAGACGAATCAGGTTGACTAAACCATCACATTCACCCGGCACCCGTCGCAAATTGAAGTTGATTAAATTCCAATTTACATAGTCGTTGAGGGAAAACCATATCCTTGTCATTTAACGGACTTAGGTTTTTTACCCGCGGATCATCCAATCTTCAAACGCTGTTACCATACCCGAGGTCATTACCCTGGCCAGTTATTTGTTTCCAAATAACCTTGGTGTTTTGAAGCTCTAAGGACTTTCCCGATCATTATAAGGTGTCTCGCAAATTCGCGTAAAAGCAAATTCACTAGCCAGTAACACTGTTTACCGTTTCTAATAGCAAGAAACGCAGCTGACTGTTGGGTCCTGTCGTTTAAAGCCAACATTTGTTGACTTAGGGCCATTTGCAGTGTCAAAAAACTTTTTGACCATACATTTAAGAAACTTCTTAATAGAGTATGTAGTCGCAGTTTTTTGCACCCAGAGACCGCCCATGCCGCTCATGATGCGGAGAACGTTGTTGGACACGGCGTACACGAGGAGCTCGGCGTCCTCGCCAGCCTTCGCGGCCTGGTTCACACCGTTGAGGGTGAGGGTCACGTTGTCCAGGCGGGAGAAGTTGGCGGTACCGGAGGGCTGGTGCGCCTCGGGGTTGAGGGCGAAAGAGTACAGGTACACGTACTTGGAGGGGATGCGAGTGTGGTGCTGGTAGGGCTGGACCAGGCGGAAGTAGGACGCGTCGCGCTCGGTGAAACGGTCGTGGCCGTTGAGCTGAAGCTTGCAGGTGGAGAAAGCGTCGGCGGTCTGGGCGTCGACGTTCGCCAGAGGGAACTCGGAATCACCGAAGTTCAGTGCCTCGTTGCCACTGCGACGGACAACCCACACGAGCTCCTTTACAGGATGGTTGAAGTTGAGGCGGAAGTTGGGGGACTTGGTGATCTCGGGGCCGGTGTGCTGGAGCTGCTCGATGAGGTACTCGTGGGAAGACTGGGCGAAACGGCGACGCTCGTCGGTGTCGAGGTAGATGTAGTCGACGAACAGCCTGGCGCCGGTCATGGAGAGATCCTTGGTAGCGGCGGTGTCCAGAGCGGCTTGGGAGCGGAACTGGATGTTGATCTTGACCTCGTGGTACTGGAGGGCGATGAGGGGCAGGGCGAGGCCGGGGTTGCGGTTGAAGAAGAACTGGAGGGGAATGTAGAGCTTGTTGGACTCCATGGCGCCCGCGGCGTCACGGCGACCGATCATCTCCTTGAAGCCGGCGCGCTTCTCCTCGGGGAGGGTCAGTTCGGACCAGATCTCGAGCCACTCGCCGTAGTGCTTGTCGATGCGCTGACCGCCGATCTCGAGCTCCACGTACTCGATGAGGGCGTGGCCTAGAGAGTTGACCACGTCGGTCTGCTTGCTCATCTCGACCTCGAGCCACATGTTGGTGACGAGATCGCCGTTGCGGCTGATGGTGCAGGTCACGCGGTTGCCGAGGGCGGCGGTGCCGTTGAAGGTCTGCTCGATGGACTCCATGGCGAAGTTGGTGTGGCGACGGTACACCACCTTGAAGAAGGAGATTTCGGGCTTGCCCGTGAGAAAGACGTCTTGCGCGCCGTAGGCAACCAGTTGCATAAGTCCTCCTCCCATTTTGATGTGTTAATATTAATAAAGGATAGAAAAAAATTCCAACGAAACGAGTTAAAATCGGACGATTTTTTATACAGGATACTAAAGTAAGGGGAGAAAAAGCGCAACGGAATGAATTTGCAAATCAAGAAATTCAACCCTAATACGATGCGAGACAACTCGGTCGTGGTGTACATCGCGAAACGGATGAGCGGAAAGTCGACGTGCGTGAAGGACATCATGTGTCACAAGAGGCACCTGCCTGCGGGGGTGGTCATGTCGGGCACGGAGGAGGGCAACTGCTTCTACCAGGAGTTCGTCCCCGACTTGTTCATATACAACGAGTTTCGGGTGGACGTCATCGAGAAGGTGGTGGCGCGACAGCGCGCCCTGATCAAGCAGGGGGAGAAGAACTCGCCCGTGTTTATCATACTCGACGACTGCATGTACGACAAAAAGTTTCTACGGGAAAAGATCATGCGCCAGATCTTCTACAACGGCCGACACTGGAATGTGTTTTTCATGTTGACCATGCAATATTGCATGGATTTGTCTCCGGATTTGCGATCCAACATCGATTACATCTTCGTATTTAGAGAAAATATCCTACAAAACCGTGAAAAAATCTACAAGAACTTTTTTGGGATTTTCCCTACATTCGAAATGTTTAATCAGGTGATGGATGCGTGCACGGAGAATTACGAATGCATCGTGTTGGACAACACCATCAAAAGCAACAAGATAGAGGACGTGGTGTTTTGGTACAAGGCGCGCTTGTTCGACCCTAAAAAGTCGTTTCGTGTCGGACACCCCAAATTCTGGAGTGTGCACAAACGTCTGTACGACCCTAAACACGACGATCGCGAAATCGAGGACATTCAGAACCAGTATCGGAAAATGAACCCGAAAAAGAAATCCTACATTACGGTGAACAAACAATCATAAAGCTAAAGGGTTTCGATTTCCGGGTCCTCTAGTTGTGGTGGTGGTTGTTGGGCAAAGGCTTGCATCTTCTGCTCCTCGAAGTGTTGTTGCACGAGCACCTGCTGCTCCTTGTGTCCCTGGATGATGTCGTTGAGCACCTTCTCCTGATACACCTTGTCCTCGATCAGGTCGGTGTCGGGTGGTATGGGCAACCACTTGTACATGTCCACCAGAAACACGTCGAAGGTGGTGTCCATCTTGGACAGCTTGTCCGCGTGGCGGCGACCCTCCTCCTCCGTCGCAAACACCCCTCTAATCTTCAGGGCGCACGTGTTGTGTTTCTGATTGGACTGCGGGGACACCACCGAGATCAGTGCGAATCGCTGACTGGGGATCTGGATCACGTCCTCCTCCAAATGGTCGATCACGTTGTTATTGTCGGTAGTATTCATTAACGTGATAAATCATTTTTCTTTTTAATACGTTTTTTAAACACTCTTGTAAAACGTCCATTCGGTTATTCGACAGATGTCCTTCCAGATACAATCCTGTTGGTACAGCTTTTCTCGGCTTTTCAGCAACGGAAACAGACTCATCATCTCGGTTTCTCCCAACAGTTCGCAAAACTTGTAGAGCACGTAGTTGTAACTGAAAAAGTTTTTTCGACTCGCGGGACACACCATCTCGAACGGCTCTTGTATGTCCATGAACATGTTGATCAACGTCTCGTACAGCTCGCTCGAAATGGACGGGGGCGGTTTGCCGTTCAGCAGGTTCGTGATCTGGCGCGTGTGTTCGTAGTACTTGTTCAGATTCAGTTTTTTCAGGTAGTACTTCACCTTGGTTTCCGTGATTTCGGAGACGTTCTGGATTCGCGCCTTTTTGAACTCCGCGTGCACCTTGTCGATCACGTCGCTCGGAATTTCCGAGCGCTCCTTCGCCTGTAGCTGGGCCAGCAACTCCCGCAGATGGTTGATGCGCTTGTACGCGAAGTGGACGTTCGTGTCCGTGTTCAGTTCCTGCTCGTACGTCAGCCCCGACATGCTGGGCTCGAAGTAGTGATCGTAGTTTCCGCAGTTGGAGCACACCACGTACGACTCGTTCATGGACAACCTCATGGGCACGTCGCAATCGACGCAACGCACACCGTCCGTATTGATGGACGGCTGTATCACCGGGTTGTACACGCAGTTCCCTTCCACGATGTTCATGTAGGAGTTCAGAAGTTGCCCCCGCTTGTTCCGCGTCTTTTTTTCTACAAAGTCGCAGATCGTTCCCTCTCCCTTTTTTTTTGTTTTTGAAATCTTGGAAAACTCGTCGTCGGGTTGGAAGGATTTGTTGTGATTGCTCAACACGCTCGAGATTTTGAGCAGGTACTCGTTCGACGTCGCGTTTGTCAGCACACCGATCTCTTGTCTCAGCTTGTGAATCTCGTCGTCGATTCGCAAGGACGAGAAAATGTCAACACTCGCACCCTGTTCCTTTTTGTATTTCTTTATTTTGGATTCCAGCTGTTGAATCTGTTTTTCGTTGTTCGAAAACTGTAAAAGTTTCTGTTGGTGAATATGATCGATAGACATTGGGTCTGATACTTGTTACAATTTTAAATTATTTTAAGGAAATAGTTTTTAATATTAAGAATGACAGTTTTTCCCACCGCGTTCTTGATGTACATGACGTACTATTACTCGCGCGTGGTCGCCTTTTACAGTGACCTTTTCAACCGACTAACCATGAAACTGCCCCCCTTGATGGTTTACAAAGTGATGCGGGTTACCGACGACGACGGATACGAAGAGTGCACGGATTTGTACTTTAAAGGACTGCCCCTCGAGTCGCGCGTCGATCAACGAATCGAGTACCGTGTTACGTGGAACCAGTCGAAATACCGTGTCGTCAACGAATCCCCGCGCTACGAAATGTTTACGCGACGCGAAACAAAAAAGATCATCATGGCCGTGCTTCACAACCCGGTGGAGAACGTGGAAGAGAACGTGATCCAACGGGTCGTCAAGTTCGCGGGCCCCAATCACGACTTTTTCGAAACCGACGTTCGCATGCGCTGGTTGTTCGAGTCCGACGACGTCCTTGACGAAACCGTCTTGGTGTTGCTGCTGTCCAACGGCGCTATCCTTAAGTTCGCACCGGACGACCTGATCACGCTCAAATCCGCCTGATTTGATTTCGCTTAAAGCTTTAAAAAAATAAACTCATGTAACATCAAATGAACATGATGTCAATGTACACGAAGAACGATTGCGCTTTGTGCGACGTCGCCAAGGAGCTGCTTCGCGTGCACAACCTGGAACACACGGTACGCGTCGAGAAGCGCACGAGCCTGTTCCAAGTGATGAAGGAGCTCGGCGTGTTGGACAACGAGGACGTTTCGAGCTTTCCGGTATTTTACGCCAATCACGAGGTGTACACGCTCGAACGCTTTTTCGAAACCTACGGCGAGCCGCTTCTCAACATCAACGCGGACAGGCACGTGGTGTTTCCCATTCGCTACCCGGACATGTGGGACATGTACGAAAAGGCGCTCGCCAGTTTCTGGACGGTCTCCGAGATTGACTTCTCGCAGGACGAGTCGCAGTTTGGCCGTTTGTCCGATAACGAGCAAAAGTTCATCAAGAACATCCTGGCCTTCTTCGCATCGTCGGACGGGATCGTGAACGAAAATCTGGCGCGCAATTTCAGCGACGAGGTGCAAGTACCTGAGGCGCGCGCCTTTTACAGTTATCAACAGTTCAACGAAACCATACACAGCCACACGTACTCGCTGATGATCGATCGGTACGTGAAGAACCACGACGAAAAGACCACGCTGTTGCGCGGGGTGCACACCATACCCTCCGTGGGCAAAAAGGCGGAGTGGGCGCTCAAGTGGATTAACAAGGCCGAGTGCCCGTGCTTCGCGAAACGACTGGTGGCCTTTGCGTGCGTGGAGGGCATCATGTTCTCGGGCTCCTTCTGCGCCATCTTTTGGCTCAAGAAGCGCGGGCTGATGCACGGCCTGTCCTTTTCCAACGAGCTCATCGCGCGCGACGAGGGCACGCATCAGGACTTTGCCGTGTTGCTGTTCAAACACCTGCGGAACAAACCGACCCAGGCCGAAGTCGAGGGAATCGTGAAGGAGGCGGTGATGCACGAAAAAGAGTTTATCAACGAGTCCATTCCGTGCCGGCTGGTCGGAATGAACGAGACGCTGATGTCTCAGTACATCGAATACGTGGCGGATCGCATTTTGTTGCAACTGGGATACTCGGCCGTGTGGCACACCAGCAACCCGTTCGACTTCATGGAGAACATCAGCCTCACCGGCAAGACCAACTTCTTCGAGCGACGCGTAGGCGAGTACGCCAAGGCGGGGGTCGTGCAGGGGCATCGGCTCGGGAACGAGGCAAACGTGTTCGGAACGGACAGCGATTTTTAAAAAATGGCTAATTTTAAAAATGAACTCGCTAGAAATGAAGCTTCAAAAACTCAACGCTTTGAACCACAAAATGAACGGCCAACGCTTGGGGAATTATTTAGGAGTAGGTCTGGTCACGCTGATGTTCGTCGCGATGTTGTTTAGAACGCGACGTTGCGTTTTTTGGAAAAAGGGACCCACCGCCGTCGAACCCTCGTTTCCACCGCGCTTAAACGTATTTAAAAGATAGCTTTCCTAATAATACATAACATAGACATGACATCTCCGGACACCACCATCGGCGGCTTTATTTCCATGATGGACCAATTCATCGAGGAGCTGCTCATCACCTTTCCCAGCGAGACAAAAATCAAGGTGTACAAAAACTCGTTCGACATGTTGAAGAAGACCAACCCCCGCAAGGTGTTGTCCCTGTTCGTGGACACCGTTTCCCCGTACACCCAGCAAATTATGAACAAGGACGAGTCCGTCATGCTGGACAGCTCCATCCCGCTGAACGCGGAGCTGAATCTCAAGGGAATCTGGGAGTCGCCCACCACCACGGCCAACACGAAGGAGGCCATCTGGGCGCACCTGAGCACCCTTCTGATGTTCGGTACGACGATTCAGAACATTCCCACCGGGCTCATGCAGGGTATCGAGCAACTCGCCCAGCAATACTCCGGGCAGATGGACGAAAACACAATCGACCCCACCATGCTGTTGTCCGGCGTACAGAGCATGATGAAAAATCTCCAATAGTTAATAAATGCTAAAACTGTTCGTTTTATTTTTGCTTATTGTTATTTGCGTATTGCAAAACACTACTACCCCCCCGCGCCACACGCCCGCCGAACAAGCGCGGGTCGACCGAACCTTGCGCAGGTTGAAGCGTCGCGTGGAAAAGCTTAAACGGGTGCTCGTAACCAAGCACCCGACGGACGTGCGCACGCGACGCCTGGTGGAGAGCTGGACAGGGGACATCCGCGAAATGGCGCACCACGAGAACAAGCGCGCCTTTGCGTACAACATGAACAAGGGGGAGTATATCGCGGTGTGTTTGCACGATCAACACGATCGCTTCAACGATTTCAACGCGCTCTTTTTCGTCACCATGCATGAGCTCGCGCACATCATGACGAAGGAGTACGCCCATAACGCCTATTTCTGGGACTCGTTCGCTTGGCTGATCGGTGTCGCGTCCGACGCCGGGTTGTACCGCAACCGCGACTACAACAAAAAACCGCAGCGATTTTGTAATCACACCATCAACCGAAATCCATTTTTTTCGAAAATTTAATTTGTTGAATGTACTTTAATGAAAAAGTCCCAGTTGTGGATCGACGACCCGGTTGCGGTCCTTTTCGGCCCGGACCTTCTCAAAATCTGGCCCTTCGAAACCGAAAGCTACGTAGACAAGGTCAACGCTTTCACGCGCTTCGTGTTGTACTACGGCGCGCTTCTGAGCGCGATGCGCAACCAACGCGAACCCCTCTTGGTGGCGCTGGCGTGCATCGTGGGAGTGGTCTTCCTCGTGAAACTGCGAACGCCAAAAAACCCGAACGCTCCAACTCGCAACAACCCCCCGCCGCCGGTTGCCGACTACTGTCCGGCGGTTACGACGAACAACCCGTTGGCAAATCCCGTGTTCGGGGAAAGCACCGTCGTGGACACCTGCAACCTGAACCACGACGACCCGCCCACGGCGCGCGAGGTGCAACGGTCGTTCGAAAACGGACTGCCTATGAACGAATGGGACGTATACGGAAAGAACAACTCGCAACGCCAGTACTTCACCATGGCCCCCAACGACCAAACCGCCTTCGCCAACTGGTTGTACAGCCCGGACGTGTTCACTTGTAACAAGTCCCAAAGGGCGTGTGGTTCGGTTCTCAATTCGAGCATGTTTGCAAATTAATATCTTAAAGATATTACAATGAATTTGCAACCTCAAAACACGCGAACGTTTTACGACTCCGACGAGACTCGCGCGCACACCATCAACAGCACCAAACCGCTCAAGTATCGCATCATGGACAACGCGACGTTCTCGCAAAATCGTTACCTCGAGTACGCCAACAACCTTCAGAACATCGACACCAGCTCGCTGCTCCGGGCGGAGCCCACCCGCCTGAACGAGCTCGACTACCCGACCACCGAGCTCTACGGCACCGCGCCCTTCAAAGCGCGAAACGCCGGCCCCGTGGACATCGAGTCCACCTTGTTCCACGGCGAGCATTTCGACGGCTGCAACAAACCCTTCACGGAGGAACACCGGTATTTCGACAACCGTATCAGTCTACCGGTACCTTTACCGACGCATCAGGTTATTCCCACGAACCCCGAAAGCACGCGCGTGATGTATCGCAACGAACAAATGAAAATGAATTAATTTCTTGAAATTAATTTAAGAATGACCGTAGAACGACAAGGCGAACGCGCCAAACAATCCTTTAAAGCGAGTCAGTACTTGCTTCAAAACCCGTCCAATCATGTTCGGGACCTAACCAACTGTCTCCAAGCGCCGGGTATCTCATGCAGAGCCCTCAATGTGAAAGTTCCAAACACCGTAGACACCGAAACCGCCCTGCTTCGCGGGAAGCAATCCGAGGCCGTCATTGCCGCAACGTCAACGGCACCGACCTTCGCGTCGTCCCCTTTGGTATCGCACCCCGTCGAAGCGTCCTTCGTAAACGCCTTAGGGAACTCCACCCGCATGCCCAAGTCGTGCTACTTCGAACAACCCATCCCGAGCCGCTTCGAGACCCTGCACACACCCGTACAAGCCCATTACGTGAACGAGAACACCAAGGCGCTCTTCGGGATGGACACGCGAAACGTGTCAAAGTACACAAACGCCGAATTTTAATGTTTATTAAAATTAATGGAATTTGTAGCACTAGGCGTCCTCGGGATGCTTGGCTATATGTCAGCCAAGCCTAGTAACAAGTCGACAAAACCACAAACAAAAACCAAAAAAGTGCATTTCAAAGATTTAGAGAACGAGTTTCGTCAAAACGTGGAGAATCATATGACGACAGACACCACCGTACCCCCCGGTTTCCGCCCCTTTTTCACCAGCGAGAAGAGTCAGAACACGAACGACGACTTCAAGAACAGACGCCTGGGGACCTTCACCGGCGTCGACAACGTGGACTACCACAAAAAACAGGAA